CGGCGAGCCCCACCGCATCATGGCCGGCATCATCGACAGCGCCGGCCACCGCACCGGCGAGGTCTACGCCTGGTGCCGCACCAGCGGAGTCCTGCCCGCCAAAGGCGCCCAGGGCCGCAAGACCCAGCCCGTCACCGTCAGCCGCATCGATCGCTACCCCGGCAACAACAAGCCGATCCCCGGCGGACTCAACCTCTATCACATCGACACCCACTACCACAAAGACCAGATCGCCAACAAACTGCAGATCGACCAGACCGACAACGGCGCCCTCGTCCTGCATAGCGGCTATACCCACGACCAGCTCAAAGCCCTGGCCCGCGATCCCGCATCACCCCAGCACCACAATTTAGAGGACTACGCCCGCCAGATGTGCGTCGAATACCGCGACGAGCGCAACCTCTGGCAATGCCCGGCCGGTAAGGCCAACCACGTCTGGGACTGCGAAAGCAACGGTCTCGCCCTCGTGCAATACCTCGGCTGGGCCCATGCCGTCAGCACAAAAAATGAATCTGTCATAGCGCCCCAGCGGCGCGTTTACTCAAGGGGAGTATCCAATGCGTGAGACCATCAGCCATGCCGAAATCGTCAATTACAAGCGCGATTTTATCCTGAAAAACACCCTGCTCACGCCGGTCAAAGTCGCCGAGATCCTCAGTTGCTCAGTCAAAAAAGTGTATCGGCTGGTGGAATCCGCCGACCTCATCGAAGCCAACGACACCCCGGGCCGGCAGGGGATGCGAATTACCGCCTGGTCGGTGGAACAATACCGGCTGATGTGCGAGGGCCTAGCAGCACAAAAGAGGGAATCGAGATGACCGACGCAGATAAACACAAGGAAACGATGTGGCAAAAGGTGAACCGCAGGTTATTCGCCAAGCCAATTATTAGTGTGACAAAAGAGGGCTATTACACCCTTGCTTGGCACTGGAAAGACGGCACATGTGAGGTGGTGAAACACGGCATCTGCAAGCCTGGCGTAATAGTAGAAGTCCCCGCTAGTTCCCGAGTGATCCATGTGGACAGAGAAGAGATGTATCAAACTGCGAGGTTTACTTACGAATTGGAATTTATGGATGGGCATAAAATGATTGTCAATGAGAGAACATACTCGCGGGCCATTGTCGCGGGGGCTTATGAAAGGCTACTTTCTGGGTGCGAAACACGCAGGCAACTTTCCGTTGTTAAAGGCAAAAGAAGGACAGATCTAGATCGGCTGATGTGCGAGGGCCTGCCAGCACAAAAAAGGGAATCGAGATGACAAGTGTCACCCAACCCCGCCAACCCGGCGGGGTTAGTTTCCCCATCGAAAACACAACATCTTGTGTCATAGCCGGACATAGCCCCCTTCCCCTAGTGCTTTTCCCTCCTGTATTCTACCCGGAACTTTAGGAAACCGCTTTATTACCTAAAAACCCGGAGGCCTCGTGGCCGGAATCACCCTCGAACAAGCCGAAGCCAAACTTGCCCTGTGGATGGCCGCCGACGATGCAGTCAGTGCCAACCAGACCTATACCCTCGACTTCGGGGGCAGCCGTCGCACCGTCACCCGCGCCGACGCCGCCGAAATCTCCCGCAATATCGAAAAATGGGACAACTGGTGCCGCAAACTCTCCCCCGGCGCCAACGGCCGGACCGGCATCCAGGCCATGGGGGTTATCACCCCATGAAGCTGCCCGAAGTAAAACAGAACCTCCTCGACCGCGCCATCGGCTATTTCTCCCCGGCTGTTGCCGCCCAGCGATATCAAGCCCGCATGATGATGGCCATCGCCGGGGGCTACACCGGCGCCCGCCGCGACCGTCGCCAGACCATGGGCTGGGCCACCAAAGACGGCGACGCCGACGAAGCGATCCTCACCGATCTGCCCGATCTGCGCGCCCGCTCCCGCGACCTGGAGCGCAACGCGCCGTTGGCCGCAGGCGCCATCAATACCAAAGTCACCTCCATTGTCGGCACCGGGCTCAAACCCCGCGCCGCCATCTGCCGCGACATTCTTAAAGGTCTCAGCGAAGAACAGCTCGACGCCTGGGAGCGCCGCGCCGAACTCGAATTCAAGCTCGCCACCTATGGTAAAGATTTCGACATCGAGCGCGGCCATGGCTTTTTAGCCTCGCAGGATCTGGTGCTGCGCTCCACGTTGTCCGCTGGAGACATCTTCGTCAACCTGCCCCGCAAGGCGCGCCCCGGCAACCCCTACACCCTGCGCGCCAACTTCATCGAGGCCGACCGGGTTTGCAACCCCGACGGGCAGAGCGACACCGCCACCCTGGTGGCCGGTATCGAAAAAGACGACGACGGCGCGCCGACCCGCTGCCACGTCGCCAAATTCCACCCCGGCAACCTGCGCAGTATCAAAAAGCGCGAATGGACCCCCCTCAACTTCTACGACAACGCCGGCCGTCGCCAGGTGCTGCACGTTTATCGCAAACTGCGCCCCGGCCAGACCCGTGGCGTGCCCGACCTGGCCGCCGTCATCGAATTGCTCAAGCAATACAGCAAATACACCGATCACGAGATTCAGGCCGCCGTGGTCCGGTCGCTCTTTACCGTGTTTGTCCGCAACGCCACCGGCACCCCAAATATCACCATGCCAGGCGTGGGCGGATCTACCCAATCTCAAAAGCAAATCGACACCAAAGGCATGGAGCTGGGCGCCGGGGCAGTCATCGGCCTGCTGCCCAACGAAGACGTCACCGTTGCCGACCCCAAAGGCGCCAACAACGCCGCCGAAGCCTTTTTGCGCGCCATGGCCGAGCAGGTCGGCGCCGCCATCGAAATTCCCGTGGAGCTGTTGCTCAAGCACTTTACCGCCAGCTACTCCGCCAGTCGCGCCGCGCTCCTTGAAGCCTGGCGCTTCTTTCTGCGCTCCCGCACCTGGCTGGTCGACGAATACTGCCAACCGATCTGGGAACTGGTCATCACCGAAGCCATCGCCCGCGGCCGTCTTTCCGCACCCGGATTTTTTACCGATCCGCTGATCCGCATGGCGTATCTCGGTTGTGAATGGACCGGCGACTCCATGGGCCAGCTCAACCCCATCGTCGAAGTCAAGGCGGCCGATCTCAAGGTCGCGGCTGGATTTTCCACCGAAGCCCGCGAAACCGCCGCCCTCAACGGTGGCGACTGGGAACGCGACGAGCAGCAACGGGCCAAGGAGCAAAAGATCAGCGGCCGTCGCCCCATCGTGGCCGCCCCGCCTGCCCCGCAAGAAGAAGGGACCGCCCCATGAAACTGATCGATATCGTCAACGGCCCCTGGGCCATCACCCCCGAAATGCTCGGCGAAATCCAGGCGATCTACCGCGCCCACGTACGCGGCCCCAAAATCGATCTTGCCGACGTCGAAGCCCGTATAGGCCGCCCGCTCAAAAACGAGCCCAAGGGGTACCAGGTGGTCGACGGCGTCGCAATCGTCGAGGCTTCCGGGCCGATCAGCAAACGGATGAACCTCTTCTCGCAGATCTCCGGCGGGGTTTCTACCGAGCTGCTCAAGCGCGATATCGCCCAGGCCTTGGCCGATCCTGCCGTCAAGGGGCTCATCCTGGCCATCGACAGCCCGGGCGGCACCGTCGACGGGACCGCCGAGTTGTCCGAATTTATCCGCGAGGCCCGCGGGTCAAAGCCCATCTATGCCTGGACCGACGGCATGATGGCCAGCGCCGCCTACTGGATCGGCTCCGCAGCCGACAAGATCTACATCAGCAGCGGAACCACCATGGTCGGTTCCATCGGGGTGGTCGCCAGTCATCTCGATGTCAGCCAGGCTGAAGAAAAAGCCGGGATCAAAACCACCGAAATCAGCGCCGGCCGCTATAAGCGGATCAGCAGCCAATACGAGCCGCTATCTACCGAGGGCCGCGCCGATATCCAGGGCAAAATTGATGCCCTCTATGCCGAATTCGTCAACGACATCGCCGCCAACCGGGGCGTGTCTGTCGACGAAGTATTAACCCGCATGGCTGACGGGCGCGTGTTCGTCGGGCGCCAGGCGATAGAGGCCGGGCTGGTGGACGGTGTTGCCACCCTCGAATCCCTGATCGCCGCTATTAACCAACAGCAG